TTGCGATTGTGCATCTGTTGCTCTAATTGTAAATGTATGCGTTCTCGCAGTTGTACTTGAACCATCAAAGTCTGAAGTTGTAATAGCACCTGTAGAACTATTCAACGCACAGTTCGCTAAAGATGCGTTTGTTAATACATTTGTTGTTTCTGAATATGTAACTGTATCTCCTGTAGCCGCCACTGTTGCAACTGTTCCTGAAAAATTCCCTGCGGCACTTCCTAAAGAACCTGCTGAAGTTGTCCATACTGGTGCATCTGAAACTGTTAAGAAACTAGCCGCAGATATACCTGAATTTCCATCAGGGTTCTCTACTCTTATTCTGTAAGTACCTGCATCTACTGCTAAAGCTAAATTAACTGTTAATGAAGTAGCACTATTATGTGTAACTGTATTTACAGAATACCATATTCCTGTTGCTGTATTGATGACATCAACTCTTGGAATAGCTACAAAGTTTGTTCCTGTTATAGTAATATTTTGAGCATCATTAGTAATAACTGTTGGACTAACACTTGAAACTGCGGGTTTAGTTTCCGCAGGAGCATTGTTTAATCTTGCTGATGCTATATCTCCGCTAGTAATAGCACTTGCAGGGAATTGATATTTTATATCTTTATAATTTGCCATATTATTTCTCTGTTAATAACCATCCTTGTGTTGAATTATAATAAACTAATCCAAAACCTGCTCGTTCAGTTCCTACATCTAAATTAGCTGAAGCACCTTGAATTTTACTACTACCATTTAAAATTGTTAAATCATTTGTATCAAAAGTTCCACTCACATCTAAAAATCTTATTGTATCTCCTATTGTTCCTGAAGGTAAAGTTACATCAATATCATTACTTGAAGTATCACAAAAATATGATTTACCTGCTTCGGCTGTAAAATCATTTGATTTACTTTCCCATACTCCCGCAACAGATTTTGGTAAACGAGCCCCATTAAGTGTTCCTGAATCTATATTAGCTGCATTAATTGAAGCTACATTAAATGTTCCATAAGCAACTATATCTAAAATATCTCCAGCACTAGCACCTGCTGCTAATACAACAGAAGTACCAGAGGTAATTGTAATATCTGCTCCTGATAATCTTACACCATTTAAATATACATCTGCATATCCTGCATCATAAGCAAGTGTATTTCCATTTGTGTCTGCACCTGTAAATGTTGTTTGAGCTGCTGTTGCAGTATAATTATATCTTTGAGCTGTTCCATTTACTGTAGAACCTGCTGCTGCCCAACCAGATGATTTATAAACTTTTAATTCATTCGCAGTCGTGTCGAAATATAGGTCACCTACATCCAACGAACTTACGGGTGCCGATGATGCTATTCTGTATGTATTAGCAAAACTATTAACTGCTGCAATATTTGTTGCAACAGAATTAACATTAGCAATATCTGTACCTACCGCTGTAAGGTTAGCATTATTTGCTGCAACTGTACTAATATTTGCAGCGTTTGCTGCAAGTGTAGATAATCCTGAAGTTCCTGCTAATGTTGTAATATCTGCTGATATTGGGCCTAATGCAGCAATATTATTAGTAGGAGATATTTGACCTGCTACTAAATTAACATTAGCAATTGCATTACCAACTGCATCAACATTAGTAATTGAACCTGCGACTGTATCTATTTCAGATGTTGCTTCATTTAAATCATCAGCTACAGTTTCTACTTCAGAAACTGCTTCTGCTAAATCATTTGCTACTGCAATTACTTTTGTAATATCTGCTGCAACAGTATTAACTGAACCAATGTTAGTTGCTACTGTATTAATATTTGTAGCATTAGATGCTACCGAAGTTACATTTGCAGATATATTACTAACTGCTGTTACATCTGATGATATACCAGCGATTGTTTGAATATCTACAATTGATTGTGTTGCTTCTAACGCTGTACCACCAGAGTTAACTGAAATAACTTTACTTGCTGATAATTCAGGAAATGTTAAATTAAAACCTGTTGTAGTTGTTTGAGAAAATTTTGGAGAATACTTTGTGTCAGTTTCTATTTGCTGTATCATAGCAGCAAGTTTATCTAATTCTTCATTTAATGATTCTACTTGAAAAGCTCCAGATGTTGGAAAGTCAGTAGATCTAGCAATAGACATATCTCTGTAAATTGTAATCTTATCATTAACAGTTGCTCCACCACCTAATGTAATTGATCCTCCTCCAGTAACACCAGCACCAGATACCGAATATTCAGAAGCTGATGAAGGAGAAGCATCATAAGTTAATAATGTAGTACCATTATAAACTTTAAGATCTGCATTAGCAAAAAATTCAAAATTTACAGCAAAAGTAGTTTGTCCTCCTGTTGCAGTATATTGCACTCTAGGTGTAGCGTCTGATATTGTTATAGCCATAATTTATCTAAGTCCTTTTTCGATGTCGTCAAACAACCAATCTAGATACCATACATTCTGAAATGGAACTAATCTACGCACATTACGAGCTGTGTAGTGATCATATTGATTACCTCCCACATCATATACAATATCCATAATATTCATTAATTGACCAGCACTTGGCCCTAATAAAGAACCTTTATATTTTAATGAAGTACCGTAAGGTTTTCTATCTCCAAGCATAGGTCTAATACCTATTCTATTATCAGTTAATGCTTCAATACCTCTGTTAATGTCTGTATAAATTCCAGCTAATCCAGATCTATCAAAAGCATTTAATAACTTAGTTTGCATTGATAATTTATCATAATCTTTTTGAAATCTAACTTTATGATAAATTCCATCATTCATCATACCTGATCCTATTAACATCATAGAACCAAATAAGAAATCTAGATCTCTTTCTTGCATACCTCTAAACAACATTCTTTGTGTAGATGCCATAGCAAATTTTTTAAACTGAGCTATTGTAGAACCAAGTTCTTTACTCATCCATAATGGAGTATCTCCTAATCCAGGAGTTACAATTGTAATATTAATATCTTTATTTAAAGCTCCACCAAAAGCGTCAGCTGCTGCTACATCATCCCACATATGAGTATTAGCTATATAATTATGTTCAAATTTTTTTCCGTGTTTATTAAATTCTTTAGCTATTCTTGCAGCCATTGCTTCATCAATACCTGATGATGCTAATGCTGTTTTCCATTTATCTGATAAACCTTTTTTAGATCCCCAAGCAATAGAGTCTTCTATAATTCTAGTTCCTATAGTTATTGATGCTAATGATTTAGTAAATTCTGTCCATCTAGACATCATATTAATATACATAAAATTAAACATAGATGCTTTACCCATAAATGATTCAATTCTATTAGGCATACCTAACATATCTGATGTATCTGAAAATAACATAGCTCTTTGACCTGTAAGCATATCAATTGCTTCTGCCCATCTTTGAGCTTCTTTTTTACCCATCTTAAATAACCCATTACTAAAACCTTTAGTAAAAACTTCAAATTGACTTTTAAATCCTCTTTGTAATCCCGAAGTCATTAATACTCTGGCAACATCGGGAGCTGCTGCCATAAAACCAGTTAACATTGTTAATGCATTCCAATGCTTCATAGTTCTCATACCTTTTGAATACCAAGCGTGAGGATTACTAGGTAATCCATATGTACCTCTAATTAATTCTATTGCTGATTCTAAATCTTCTAGAACTTGATTCTTTTCTTTAATTAAAAAATCTTTTTGTTTTTTAGTTTTAGCATTAAAAACACGAGCAGAATATTCTTCTCTTATTTGAAGTAATCCTCGACTTGTCATAGACTCAGCTTCATTAATATATTTATAACCTAATCCATTAGGATCTCCGTATTTTCTAGTTAATAATATATCTGGATATACTTGTCTGTAATAAGTCTTCATTAATATATTAGTATCACCAATAATAAATCCATTTTCTAATAATTCTTTTTGACCTTGAGATGTAAGATCTAAATTTCTAACGTGCGTTGCTCTAGCAAATCTTGGTCTTTGAAATACAAACATTTCCATTTCATTACCTTTAATAGAATCTCGTCTAACAAAAGGCATCATAGTAGATAGATCTTTAACTAATTGATTTAATGCTGCTGAACTAATTGTTCTACCTTGTCTTATTAAATCAGCTGCTACAATTTCTTTAAACTTAGCAGGTAATTTATCTATCATTTGTTTATTATAAATAATGTTAATATAATTTTTTCTTAAACCACCATACTTTTGTTTATGAGCTAATAGCTCTTTAGCTTCAGCTAAATTAGCTTCTAATTGAGCTTTAGTATAAGTAGCTGTAGTACCATCTGTTCTTTTATAAGATCCAGATGAAGTACCTTTCTTTTTCATACTTTGTAAAATTCCTTCAACTATACCAATTCTTCTAGTTAAATGTTCTGTATGTAATCCTAATTGAACCATTTCTTCTCCAATAGGTTTATATACAAATCTTTCTGTTATTCTTGCACCTAATGCAACTTCAGGAATCTCGTGACTAAATTCATTTAATCTAGCTTTACTAACTTCGTGAGCAAATTGATTGTAAGATAATTTACCATCAGTCCATCTGTTTCTCATCATTAAACCAAAATGAGTACTAGGAACTTCTTGACCAATTCTTTTTAAATATCTTTGATATGCTTGATATAATAATACTTGAGCTTGTAATACTCCTCGTTCACCTTTTCTTCTTAACAATTCAATTGATTGAGGTGTAGCAGTAAATTCATATAATTTTTTATTTTTTAATTTTAATAAAGGTGTATCTAATAAATCGCCCATCATTACTCTTGCATCTTTAGATACAGCTTTCATAGTTCTAAATACAGGAGTCCAAGGCCCTTCTTCTCCTACTTTACCAAACATAGTAGAAACAAATTCTTCTGCATCTTTAGCTTCTTGATAAGACATTTGTGCTCTTGCATCTTTAGCAACTGAAGCACCTACACTTGTAGGAGTTATTCTTTCTTCTGGATGAATAAACTTACCATCTTCATATCCAGGTTGTTTAGGTGGTTTTTCTGCATTAAATGTTTGATCTAATCTTTTAACTTTCATTTTAGTTGCGTGTGGTATTCCAACTTTAAATGAGTTCATTACAGCTGGTAATCCAAATGATAATCCAGCTACTAATGGTACATATATATCTGGTCTATCAGTATCTAAATATTGTTTAGCAACTTCTTCAGCAGTAAATGCAGAACCTATTTTAGCAGTATTAGATATTTTACCTGATCTAACTAATACTTTAGCAGCAGGTGAAAATAATAATAATCCTGAAGGATCTGTTAAGAATCCTAACATAGTACCTAATCCAGCTAATGGATTACTTCTATCGTGTACAGATCTTTCTCTTAATTTATCCAATCTTGCTTTAGATTCAGCAGCACTTTTATCATTCATAAACAAATGCATTATTTCACCGAATGGTGCTAACTCAGGATTTTTTAATGGATCATAATTAGGATCAGCAGGAAAAGCCTCGTTATTTAAAAAATAATTATAAGCTAATGAAATTACATTTTCTTTATTAAACTTATCAATAAATCCAGTTCCATACATTCTGGATTGTTTTCTTTGATCCTGTGTTTGTTTTTGTAATTGATCAAATACAGGGCCTGTATCACTTAAAAAAGGCATTATTTATCTAACCACTTTGTATCTTGTAAATACAATTTAACACCCTCTTGTATTATTAAAGACATTAATTGTTTGTTAGGCATCATTTTATCTAAAAGATAATCTCCATTAGCGTCTTTACCATTTTCGTGGTACGCCATTGTCATAACAATAGTTGCCATTTGTTGAGCATCTTTTAAATTAATTATATGATTTTCTTCCCAACCTAATTCTTTTTTAAAGTGAGCTAAATAAGATTCCCATTCTTTAGGCATATGACCTTTTGTTATAAATTCTTTTAATGTTGGTTCACTACCTAATGCAGCTTCGTTTTGCCCAGGTTTTGTACCTCTAACTAATATAGATTTATTAGCTATATTAATTAATGCAGCTCTAATACCCCAAGAAGGATTTTCAAATACTTCTAGTTTAGAAGGTTCAGCTGTATTAATTTTTCCATTCCATTTATTATTAGTTTTCCATAAAGCTAACCAATTGTTTGTTCTAAATGGAAATGGTAAATCTTTTTTATTATAATTATTTAAAGTCCAATCTAGAAAAGATAAATTTTCTTTATACATTGTATTAGGAACATCAGCTGGAGTTGTTAATGCAGATTTACTGCTCCAACCTTTTTTCTCAATTTCTTCATATTTCTTTTCTTTAGAAGCTATTTCAAATACAGCTTTATTAATTTCATCTTCATATTCAAAAACTTTGCCATCTAAATCAGCAGCATTTAAAACCCAACCCATTGCTTTACTTACAGCATTAATAGTTAATGAATCATTATCATTTAAAGATATACCCCACCATTTTAAATTTTCATCATTGTATGCTTCCATTTCTTGCTTTTTCCATTTAGCAAAAGAAAATTGAGAATATGTTTTATGGTTAATATCATCTGTCCATAAATTTGATATAGAAGGTAATGTTGCTTCCCAATTACCAACTGTTGTTGAAAATCTATCTAATGTTAAAAATGTTTCATAAATAAAGTTTTCAACACCATCTGACATTGGAACAAATTCTTTTATATTGTTTGTTAATACTGTTGCTTGTTCTATAGCTTTATGTTCTTTTAAATTTTCATAAGTAAAAGGAAGGCCCTTATCTAATTTTACATCTTTAGTGTATAATCTATAATTACTAGCACCTGCTAATTCATTTAAGTCATACATATTACCATCTACATCTCTAATTAATAATTTCATTCCAGGTAAATTATCTTCACCTGGCATATTTTCATTAATAGAAACTTGAATACCATCAGTAAATTTTCTATTTCTAATTATATATTTAGGTTCAAAATCTCCAAAGATCTGAATATATTCTTCTTTGTTATTATTATATAAATCTGTAATAATTTTTTCAGCATCAGCTGCCATTATAGTTTTAGATGTTTTACTATTAACATCAAAATATTTAGATATATCAGGCGACCAAGTTGTACTTGTGATTTCTATATTTTTAGAACTATTTTTTAAATTTTCAATTTTAGCTAAATTATTTTTATATTCTTTAGAATCTTTAGATAATTCTAAATTTTGATATTCTAATTCACCTAATTCATTTGCTACTTCTAAATGATCTGCGTGAATCCATTTATTAGCATCATATGTAGTATCATTAATTTCATAATTACCAAATTTAGCAATTGCTTTATCCATAGCAATATCAGCTAACTTTTCACCTTCTTTAGAATTTAAAGAAATAGTTCCATCATTTAACATTAAGTATTGATGCCTCCATTCTTTTAATACTCTTTGTCTTTTATCATCTGATATATAATGTTGTCCTTTATATCCAGTTATTCCTTGAATCCAATTTGCACCAGGAACCCAACTTAATTCAGTTCCAAACATTCCATTTTCAAGAATAGCTTTAATTCCATCAGGAGCTTCTTCAAATGTTTGAACTCTATCTGCCCAATATTTTTGAATATGATCTTTGTTTGATAATTTACCTATCATAGTGTAGCCAAAATCAGCTAACTGCAAATAAGATTCACTTAACCAATCTCTTTTAACATTGTATTTATTTAATTTGTTATACAAGACTTTATCAAACATATTATGTTCTCCGTCTTTTTTAATAACTGCTTGATCTTTTCTTAAATTATTTGCTAAAGGTTCTAATTCAATTGTTGGGCCTTCATTTAATTCTTTATCTAATAATGCTTCTCTTTTCTCATAAGATAATCCTCCATCTTTGCCATAGTATTTTTCTATAGCAATAGCTATTTCATTATTAGATCCTGATCTATTAACTCCTTTAGCATAAGCAAATTCATAAAACTCGTGTCCATCTAATTTAGTAAAATCAAATGAAGGATTAATATCTCTAATATAATTGTATATACCCATATTAAGTTTAACTTCATCTATACCTTCTGGGTTTTTAGGAGAGATATGTTTAAGATCAAAAAATCTAGCACTTAATTGACTAGGAGCTACATTAAATTTAGCAGTGTAATTTAATAATTTACCCCACTTACTATTTTGTCTTTTAACATCATTAAGTGTTGCAGCTAATTCAGATGGATCTGTATTTTTAATATCTAAATTATCTACTAACCCTTTTAAAATAAATGCTTTTTCAGATTCATCTTTAGGTAAAATAAAACCGTGATCTTGAAGAATAGGTATCATATATTTTTCAACTAATCTTGAATTATTAACAAATTCTTTAAATGTGCCTGAATTTTGTATTCCATATGTAGATTTATGATTATGAAAATATTTTTGCATTGAAGTTGGACTATTAATATCAAAAAGACCATTTTCTATACCATTATAAATAGTACTAGCATTATTTAATGTTGTAACTTCACCAGATGTCCAAGCTGCACCTTTTTCTAATGTTTTATTATTTTCTTCTGCTTGATAAGATAATTCATTATTTTTATTTACAATGTATTTCTTATTTAAAGTATGAGCATATTCTATTATGTCAGTTCTTAAATTTTTATCTTTAGTTAATTCATAAACATTAAGTGTCATTGATTGATTACCATTAACACCAAACTTTTTTTCTAGTCTTTCATTTTGATATCCATTTTGATAATTAATATAATCATTTAAATATCTTCCTTTTTCACCATCAGGCATTAATTGGTAAATAGCTGCTACTCTTTTCTTTTCTATATTAATTAAAATATCTCTAATTCTTTTATCGTTATGTGCTTGTGTAAAATCATTATAGCCTCTCTTATTCATATATAATAAAGTTTTTTCATAAGGCCCAATAATCAAACCTATTTCTTGTTCAATTAAACTATTAACTTTAGTTAATGTAACTGCTGCATCTTCATTTTCTAACATTGGGTTAGAAGTAATTCCATTAATAGCCATATCTAATTTATTCATTTTAATTTCAACAGCTCTTTCAGAATCGTTCCAAGTATTTTGATCATCGTGTACCCATTTCAAATTCATTATTTTTGAAATAAAACTAGCTTGATGAGTTGCTGCTTCTTGCATTGCAGCTGGTTGTAAAAATTCTGGCATACCTTCTAATTGAGATTTAATCCATTTGTCAGTAATTTGTTTAAAATAATCTCCATCCATTGGATAATCACGTTCTACTTCGTCAAATTTCTTTTTAAGATCTACTGTAAATTTAGAATAATGACGAGCTTGAGATTGTTCATTTTTAACTTTAGCAAAAAAGTCTAAAGTATTTGTAACGCTTTTTTCTGCATAAGCTAAAGCACTAGAACCCATCTCTTTATCAGCTTTTAAATTTCTAGCATTAGCAGCTGAAGATACATTAACAACAGATTTTGTTTTCTTTAAGGTCATATTAAAAATCGTACCTGTATCCTGAATCACTATCAGATGAGTTAGATCCTGTAGTTGATTTCTTTTTTGGTTTTTCTTTGTAATGTTTGTACTTACCATAGCCACCAGTAACATCGGCAGCAATAGATAAATAACCACCAAAGACTGCATTGTCTGTTTTAAGTTTGTCAACATATCTTTTATTTTTAAGTACTCCCACAGCATATGTTGTGTTTAAACTCACAAGTTTTTTATCTTGACCTGTAATTCTATCTTGATCTTCTTGTACTGCTAAGAAATGTCTAGATGTATCTAAATAACCTTGTGCTACCGCATAAGCTAAATTATTATTTTTTTGTTTTTGCCCAGCTTCTTCAATTTGATTTTTTTCAATCATTCCATCTAGTTCTGTTTTTTCCATATCTAGATGTAATTGATATTTATATGCATCGTGTTGAGCTTTAGCATATTGTATATCTGTATATGTTTTAGCTGCTTGAAATATAGAAGATGCCAACATCATTGTACCACCATCAGCTTTTGCTATTGGCCCATTGTATTCAAATGATTCTTCTTCTATAATATTATCATTAATATCATAAACTATCTTAGTATAAATCTTCATACGAATACCACCTCTATTGACATCCCTAATAATCTTAATGGTAATGGATCATTTTGAGAAATTGTTACTGTTGGGTTTTTACTATATCCTAAAAAATAAAATTCTTTTTTAGAAGTTACTGGTTCTAAATCTGAACCAGCTGAAAAATTTAATTGATGTACTACTAATTCTTTTGATGTTTTATCTGCTGCTTTAATTGTCATATCTAAAGTACTATTAATATCTACTATAGCTCTAGATATTCTTTTAGGCAATCCTGTTAATGGCCCTTCAGGTAATTCTTTGTCAACAGGCATAGTTTCAATAATTGGTGTATAATTAAATCCTACTTTAACACCTGTAGCTTGAGCTCCTGCTGATGTAGTTAATGTTATAGTGTTAGATCCTGTAACTGTATATTCTCCTAATGATGAATTACCTACTACAGCATTTACTTTTTCTGCTTGATAAATAGCAGGAACAGTATGAAAGAAACCTTTTGTAAAAGTTATTACTGCATTATCTCCTGGTGTTGCTGCTAAAGTTTTATCTAAATTTAAAGAATATTCTCCTGAACCATTATCTGTTACTCCTTGTACGGTATATTCAGTTGCG